GGGAGGGGGAGGATCATGAATTTATTACACATAAGACGCGACAGCGTTCGGTAATAGTCAGAGCGAGGATAGGTCCAGAGCCTGTATGTTCAAAACACCTTTAAAGTGTGAAGAACGGCCTAGGAATCCCGGAACTCGATTAACTAAAACTTAGTGAAGTTTAGTCAAAGACCAGTGTATATAAATTCATTATTTATGCTAAAGAGTAAAGAAACTTGCTGACCCTATACTCGCCACCAGTAACGGTGGTACAGGATGGAGTGAAGTCAAGAGTCAGAGTTTGACCTCTGATCAGGACTTGACACTCGATGATACATTGTGCACCAGTAGTGGCAGCGGTTGGGACTAAGCCCAAACGCACTACGCTGGTTGCGGTTCCTCCTACAGTAGGATTAACCTCGGCCAACACCGTACCAGAGGCGAAGACAGAGACGATATAGTCTCCGACTTCATTAAAGGTAAGGGTTGCTGATGCACATGAAATATCGAGTCCACCTGTAATAACAGGAGTTGTCCCAAATGGAACAGTCTTAGTTATACCAGTAAGAGGGACCACCTTTGCGCAGTTTGCGTTGATAAGGTTCTGGAAGTCAGAGTTGGTCGTGTGAAAGGAGACTGTATAGTTAATATATAATTCACCAATCACAGACGTATCTGCACATCCAGTTGTGGCAACCATAAGGTTACCTACGTCATAAGTCTTGACGTCCTTTTCAGCGGGAACGGTTCCGGCCCGAACATAACGTTCAGGGCAGAACTTTCGAAGGTTAGCCTTAGAGGAATAATGAGTACATGAGTTCCGTACCGGTGATGAAACGGCTCCTCCTTGGTTAAGGAGTTGCTCCTTACACACAGGTGTAGGGTCTGCTGCGTCGTAATCGACAAACAGCATGAGTTTACCATCAATGGTAGCGGAACGTTGTGTCTCAAATTCGAATTCCAAGCGATCAAATACATACGACTCGTATTGACGAGCGATGTGGGAACACCAAGGGAACAAATTCGTAAGACCAGGGTTTATACTGTACTTTGTGACAGCAAAACCGGTCGAACCGGAAATGTCCCCGACGTATTCTCTATGATCGACGGAATATCGAACCAAACCTCCAGGGCCAACCGACGTGCGTACACGTGGTGGAATGTTTCGGACCACAGAGCCCTTTGCGAGGGGTGTGGATTTACTCACTTTAGCTTTATTAGCTTTCTTTCTGTTATTATTCATGATGTATTGGATCCCGCTCATGAAAGCGCGACTGTACATCCTAAACCACCTTATAAAGGCCCACCCGTGCAGTCTGTCGGCATTTAGTCGTTAGACACTTAGCACGGAAATATTAAGTTATCGCAAAATCATGCCGATAACACCGTTTTGGGCGGTAAGTCAAAACTGTTCTCGTATCTGGGAATCCGTCATAATTGTAGTTAGTCCAAGGAAAACCTACACATTGACGGCTGAACGGAGAGGGGATAGAATTGACTTCTAGGTTTAGAACCCAATGAGACAGTTTTAGACTTGTCTCAGGTCTCCTTTAGCGAATTAGTCCCACAAGTTTAGATCCTTAGGTTCAAACGAGAGTTCGAATCCAGGTTCATACTGTGTGGGAGTAGTAGGAACTTCCAGTTTCTCTACTAGCCTAAAGGGCCAAGAACTTATTTCCTTCGTGCTCATCCTTCCCCAGGACCCAGCTCGGAATTTAGACATGATGGATTTCTTTGGAAATCTAATCTGAATTTCGGGCCTTTCGGGGTCAACCGGTTGAGATAGAGCAGGGGGCATATAGGTTCTGGGTAAATATATAATAACATCTTTTTCTAAAGGACCAACTAAAGGATCAAGACGAAGTAACGGAACATGATGGATATTTAAACCTTGGGATTTAGATTTAATCTGAATTAGGCCGAGAGGGCCGCTTCCAGGATCCACATGTTCTAAGACTTTAGAAGACATTTCTGACATCAAGAAGGTTGCAAACCTTCGTTGGAAAGAAGTTACACGGTACAGTGATGCACTAATGGAAGGAGCCTCAAACCCCAACCCTCCCCGATGAAAGGGAAGGAAGAGATTAAAGGTTGTCTTTCCGGCAGTTGCTAACTTTTCAATCATCTTGCGATGATAGTGAAGAAAACGTTTGTGCGCCCTTTCAGGGTTAACAGCGTGCGGTACCACCTCATTGTAGTAAGACCACAATGGGGCTTCCCGGACTTTCTCCCGTCCAGTAACTTTGGATTGACCAGTCAATAAACCAGTATTATAATAATGCAAAGGTTTAAAGTGGTTAAATTCCGGAATATGTCTGAATATCTGACTGTTAATGGTCAAGATGTTCCTATGGACATAATTCTTTCCAAGCGAGAGGGTAAAGCCAACTTTAGAAACATACTCCTGCCAAATTTTATAAAAAGCAGGATTCGTGCGAAATAGAATATCATCCCCGTTGACAATCACGGGCAAATCTTCCAAATGGATAGATTTACCAAGAAAGTCTTCGAGGGCGGCCCAGTAAGCTACTAGGTTAACGCAACACAATATAGGAAAGGATAAAACCGATCCCATTAGTTGCCCGTTCGTTTGCCTTACTGGATCTAGATCGCCATTGACATTCATAGCCTTCGGGTAGTGAATGGTCTGTTCATATATGACAGATCGTATCACCTCCTTCATTCTGTTAGAGAATCTAGCAGGGGCAAGAGAAGCTTCGAAAGCTTCCCTAGTGAATGCAATGTCTAAGTTGTCTGTAGCTGCGGAGTAATCCCCAGATACCCAATCTTCAAATGTGTCTATTCCAACATGTGCCTCTCTTTCAAGAAGCGAGTGGAAATCAGTGGGACATAGTGGTCGACCTGTCGGAGAAAACTGTGGATACTTTTGCAAGTGTTTCCACAGTGACTTTTGATAGAATCGAGCGAACCAATAACGTAGGGGTGAACCCTTTGTTATCAGTCGAACCTTAAGGGGCTCAAGTATACCGGCAGCCATGACATTTGTATGAGAAGACTCTGCATCAGCAAGAGCATCCTCAATAGATGGCATGGGTAAACCATATACCGAGCGAACAACACCAGGTGCTGTTTCGATCATCTCGAGAAGAGAATGATCACCTAAAGGTCCACCATAGAACTCACGGATATAACCACGAGCTCCTCCTTCCGATCTTTTGGATTCGAAGGCGGCAGAGGTTGAGGCTTCCATTAAGGTAGGTTCCGCAGGTTTAAATTTGCGGTAGAACCTCCTAAAATACGGAGCGAAATGTTGAATGTCTTCAGAAGTCGCCATAGAGGGTTTCGACAAGGCAGCACGATGCTTTACCAAGTTCTCCTTCACAAAATCTGGAGAACACGGTGCTGCACCACGCTTAATGCCTTGAAGATACCCAGCCCACAGGCGGACATTCTTATCGTTAAAGGAGACGAGACGATTCTTGAGGAACCGTTTTATCCGACCTTTAAAGACGAGAGGATGTCCGAGGAAGTCTGTAGGCGTGGCAGGTACTTCATTCTTGAGATAGCGGGCCATCGGCCACGCTGTGATGAACTTTGCCCACTTAGTGAAGTGTGAGCGGGGCCATCTCCTTAGTTGGTTGAAAAGCGAAAGCTGATCCTCCATTGGAAACCTAGAGAAGGTTGGACAAGAGTCCATGAGAACTTCGTACGTGGCGCGAGCCAAATACAAAGCCTCAAAGACTGAGTCTCCTTCTAGTTTCCATCCATTGGAAGTTTTAGTGGCACCAAGCAAAGCTGAATATCTCTGAACGAATTCAGAGATCGCAGTATGCTTGGACAAATCCGCTAAGACCTCCCTCCCAGGGCCACCCCTGGTCAGGGCACCAATGATCCCATCGATAGCTGTCAAGGCGAAAACCTTAACAGTCGCGTTTGGTTGTGAATTATTCAT